AATACGGCTCTCCTCGAAATTTACCATAAAGAGGTTGTCGCCTTCGCTTCTTACCGTATTTGCTTTTAGGAGGAAAGTTTAGGTGCTCAATACACCCACGCACAAGGTGTTCCCCTGTCGTTCCTTGCGCCAAGTAAAGGGAATGGTCCACCTCAATGTTGACCGCGATGACCCAACACTTCTTTCCGTACCCTTTGATATGAAAATAACTAGACAGATATCGCCCGTATTTAATTTTTGTTTGGTCTTGGTCTGCTTGTAATAAACTATTTTGTTTGAGTGGTGATAGTTTGCACGGAATCATTTATTTCCTCCAAATGTTTTTCTAAATCTGTGTATCCACCGATTAGTTTTGTGGTACCGTCTGAGCACACCTCAAAAACAATTGGAACGGTTGACCAATTAAAATTGTTTTTTACTTCTTTAAGTAGAGCAGGCTCGTCGTCCATCGCAAAGACAGTATAAGAAATGGCCTTTTGGCTAAGAATATCCGTTGCTTTGGCGCACCACTCACAATCATGCTTTGTCCATAAAAAATAATAGCGATTAACCGAGTAAGAGTTCACCAGTGGCCCCCTTCATTTTAGCCTCGATTGTGTTAGGCGGCCCTACCACAACAATCTCCTGTCCGGCGTTTCCTTTATCCATTGTTACGCGAGTAAATTTTTGTCTTTTGTCTAAATCGGGAGGAAGTTTCCCCTCATTTAGTTTTTCTTTAAACCGCATGTCTTCTCGCAATGATATTACATGCTTTGGGTTTACATATACTTCTCGCAAAGTAAATCTTTGCTGAGAGTTTTTACTTGCTGTGGATAGCTCACAAACTTCAATTAACTGAATCATTTCTCCTCCTGGTATGGTAGAATGTCATTCTTGTTGATATACATTTTTTCACCATTATATAAGACTGGAAGCCAATCCGTGTTGCTTTTGTTTTCAAGCAAAAGAACATTGGTAGGTTTCTCTAAATTATGATATTTGACCGGAGAAGGGCCTACATATATTAATTCCGGGTTTATTGAATCTGTTGTTTCGTCAAACTCCATTAAGGTGATGTCTGCCGGTACGTATATCAAATCACCCGTTTTCAGATGTATCATCAGATACTCCTTCTTCTGGCTTTTCTTTATCTTGGCTTTGAAGCTGGAAGATCGTTTGTTGGTATCCGCTCAAAAGACTGTAACAATCTGCTAAGCAATGATCGGCCGTTGCCATGAGTTTTCTACATTCGTCTATTAGCTTTAAGGCTTTGTTTTCATTTTCACCTTCAAGTTGATGACTAATTTTTTGATGTTTTTTAGATAGAGTTTCTAAATTTTTAGTAGCTTCGCTCAACAACTTTTTTGTTAGTTGAGGTACTTCATCTAGTTCTACTGAGTAAGCAATATTAACACGCATTTGTGCCTCCTATTATATTAAGTATAACATATTTTTTAATTTAGTGTCAAGATAAAAATGTTTTAAAGGTGACGGCGCAGCCAAGTCCCAAAACCGTCGTAATAATTATCCAAATAAGGCGAGTAGATGTTTCTTTCCAGGACTCAAGCTCTCTGAGTCTAGCATATAACCCCTCATCAGGGTTATAAACAGCTCCCATAATCTTGGCGATGTCTTGGGCCATTTCGTCCTGCTTGTCAGTGACGGTTTCTAATTTTTGCATAATCTGATCAAACTTTCCATTCATTTCGGCAAAAGCTACAGCATCACTTTCCATAGTGGGGGTCTCCTACAACAATAAATAGTATTACTGCTCTATAATCGCACAGTTTGTTGTGATTAAAGTTGAAGAAACTGATGCTGCATTCTGCAATGCACACCTTGTAACCTTTACTGGGTCAATGATTCCTTTTTCAACCAAGTCAATTAACTTGTTTTCTACGAAATCGAATCCAATTGTCCCTTTTTTATTCTTTACTCTCGAAACAATTATATCTGGTGATCTCCCCGCGTTTAATGACATTTGAATGAGTGGTGCTTTAACAGCCTCTAAAATAATTTGGACTCCTAGTTTTTGATCCTCATTCGTAGTTTTAACTTTTATATTTTTGGAAGCCCTTAAAAGTGCCACGCCGCCGCCAGGAACAATTCCTTCTAATTGCGCTGATTTAACAGCTTCTAGCGCATCTTGAACGCGGTGTTTCTTTTCGATCATTTCTATTTCTGTGGCTGCGCCGACTCGAATAATTGCTATGCCGCTTGCTAGCCTTGTTATTCGCTCTTGAATCTTTTCACACTCATGTAGACTTTCTGTTTGAGAAAGTTCTGCTTTTAATAAATCAATTTGTTTTTCCACTCCAGCTAGGTCGCCATCTCCTCCTACAATGGTGGTAAAAGCTTTTGAACATTCAAAAGTTTTTGCTTTTCCAAAGTGAGTCAATTTTACGTCGCGCAGTCTCAAATTGTTTTGACGCGTGATGAAGGTTGCTCCTACTGATAGCGATAAATCTTTGAGAATGTTACGTCTTTCTTCTCCATAGCGGGGGGCTTTCACTGCTACTATTCTGAGGGTGCCCCGCATTGCATTCATAATTAGCGCAGCTAAAGCCTGGCCCTCAATGTTTTCTGCAACAATGACAAACGGTCGACCTTCTCGTGCGGCAATTTCTAGTGTTGGCATCATGTCTTCCACGCTATCAATTTTCTCATCTGTTATTAAAAATAGCGCGTCATCATATTTTACTAGTCCACGCTTCTCGTCCGTGATGAATGCAGTGGCTAAATATCCAGAATCAAATCGGAAACCTTCAGCAACATCCAGGCTTGTTTCCAATGCGCGCGCCTCTTCTACTGTAATAGCGCCATCTTTCCCTGCCAAGTCTACAGCCTTTGCAACTAAATCACCAAGGATTTCATCATTATTCGCTGAAATCCTTGCGATGTGTGCTATATCATCGACTGACATGATCGGGGTAGCCATTTCTTTTAAGTTTTTTACGATTGCTGCGACGGCTTTGTCCATTCCTCTTTTTAATTCCGTTGGGGCGGATCCAGCCATTAGATACTTTTGCGTTTCTTTTAATATTGCTCTTGCCAAAACAACAGAAGTTGTTGTGCCGTCACCGGCCTCTTCGTTGGTTTGCGCGGCGGCCTGTTTTATGATCTGAGCGCCTACATTTTCAAATGGATCCTCAAACTTTACAAACTTAGCGACGGTAACTCCATCTTTGGTGATCACAGGGCTTTGTTCGGGGTGATGTAAAATGACGTTGCGGCCGCGAGGTCCTAAAGTGGAAGCGACGTTATCAGCGAGGAGGTTTACTCCTTTTAAAATTTTTTGTTGTAAGTTGGTGCCTGATTCGTATCGACGTGACATTAATCCTCCGTTGTTTAAATATAATGTATTATATACGAGTTGTCAAGTTATTTTTCAATCTTTTCAACTGCATCTTCGGTGGCGATTTTTAGATCTTTTGCGTTTTGAATTGCATCCATCGCATATTGTTTACGACTTTCAGCAACCCCTTCTTCTTCAGTTACTCCTAAGAAGTAATTATTAACATTTTGTGAAAATTCTTGAAGCTGTTTATAAACTGGGAACATTGTTTCTTGAAGCAGATCTGCGTACATAGACCAGGCCTTTTTCATATGATCTTCGCCAATCATTAAGGTGCCAATTTGTTCGAAGTTAAAAATGTTCTCTGCTTGTGCCCTCGTAAATAAAAATTGTTGGGGGCTACTTCCTGGTATTTCTCCATATCCTGGTGTCCTTTTTAATGATTTAATTATTTCTTCTTTGTTGCCCGATTCGATATGACGCTGTAAAATTTGTACTGTTGCATAGGAGCCAAAAAGCTTTTCGGCCATCGTTCCTTCAAATTTGCTTTCGGCATATCTGATCGTAAAAGGCGCAAATTCCTGCATAACTTCAGGGTCTGTGTCGATTATTTGTTGGACTAAAGCGCGTAATTGGGTGTTTCCTAATCCAGTTGCTTCTTTTATAACGTCAGGCTCTAGGCCAGGGGCGAAAACAAAAGAACGCATCGCGGGATACGCTGCAAAAAAACCTTTTTTATTAAATGAAATTTCTTTTATAGCTAGACCGCTGTCAGTGAGTTGAAGAACTAATTGTTGAAATTCTGCTGTCTGTTCTTTCTCATATCTTTCTTTTTCTTTTTTATAAACTTTCTTTAAAAACGGGTCCACAAATACTTTTAAGAAATCAGGCAACGTAATTGTAAATTCTCCAAATTCTAAACCTTGATTGCTGCCCACACGGCGCGCATCTAAATAAATAACATGGGGATATTTTTCAAAGTGTTTTACCATATTTCTAAAGGAACCTTTAACATCAGTTCCTTCTCCCAGTAGTTTTAAAGAATAATGCTTGTCATTAAGAACCACATCGGTAATAGGCTTGCCGTGAATATCTCCTACGTCTTCTCCTGGTATATCTTGGGGGCCTGTAATTTGGACTGATTGACCTCCAAAGAGACCTGCTAAAAATCCTTCAAAAATGAAGCCGCCGGCAGATTCAGTAAAATGAGAAATAATAGTATATAAAACTTCACATATAACCATTGTTGCCAGTATCTCTCCCACGGTTGCGTTTTCTTTTTTTTCGGCTATGACGCTATTAATAGCAGCTAGCTTTGCTTTTAAATCACCTCCAGGCGCAATATTTCTAGCAAAATTTTCTATTAATTGGCGATCTTGTGTATCTGGTTTCCCAAAATTCTCTGTTATTCGTGGCTGGGGGAACCACGCTTTAAAAGTAGCATCTGCTTCTGAGGCACCTCCGGGAAGAGCGTCTTCAAAAAGCTTCACTTGTTCTTCTATTAGCTGGAAGAAGCTGCTAGCTTTTAAGTTGTTTAAATTATAATAACTTTCTACTAATTTATTTATATCAACCATTGTTATAATTAGTTTTCTTTTGCCTTAATCTTCTTCATAAATCTGCGTCTTTTAAAAACAAGTATCCTATAAGTGAGAGTGTCGCAAATTCCATCACTCTTTAAATTATATTTCTTTTGAAATCTTTTGATTCTTTTTATTAAATGATTATCAAAATTGATGGCACCAAACCATTCAGGTTTCCAACCCAATCTTTTCGCACTCTTTTTATTGCGCCACCTTATGTGCCATTTTCTGAACATTACTCATACTATAATATCTGCAATCCCATATTCCACGGCTTCTTTTGCGTCTAAATAGACATTCACTTTTCTATCTAGTAGCTTTTTCAAATGTCTTTTTGTTATGTCTGTTTCTTGTACGAGCGCTTCAATGTGCTGCTCTTGAATCCAGCGCATTTCTTCCATTTCATTTTCAAGATTATGAAGTGCCCCCCATTGATCGCCTCTAATACTGTGTAGCATTATTCGACAATTCTTGCCAATCTTTCTTTGCCCTTTTGTACCCGCGGCTAAAAGCAAAACACCAGCAGACATTACTTTTCCTAAGCCATAAGTTTTTATATCACAAGCTTCTCTTACCGTTCGCATTATATCATAAATGGCGAACATTCCGCGCGCATCTCCTCCCCATGTTGAGATATAAAAATCAATGGGCTTATATATAGTCTCTTTAATTGGAGAGGCGGGGTCTTCAGGGTCTTCATGCACTTCTTCTTTTCCCTGGTCTTTAAGTACAACAAAAGATTGAACTATTTCAGCAGTCATCTCTTCGTCTAAGTTGCCAAAAAGGCCTATCATCCGAACTTTTGGGGCCTCTTTGGGGGGCTCAAGAAAAATTAAAGATGCTATATCCTCTTTTGAATCTTTTTTAGTTTCTTTGTCTTTTTTTGCCATTAGTTTTATTCCATTTTAGCTGCGCTCATAAGCGCATTTGACTCTTCCTCATTTAGTAAAATATCAGATACATTAATTGTACCATTTTTCCATTCAAGATTAATCTTTTTTTGTAAAAACATCCGTATGGCAAGCATACTTTGTTCAATTTCTTTTTTATCTAAAGTCTTGCCAATTGAATTCTTTCTGATCCAACTTACAAATGAATTGGCCTGAAAGACGCGCTCGGCTTTGTAAAGGTTGTTTTCTTGTATAAGGGCTCCTTCGTCTATAAACCATTTTATTAATTTATTTTCTTTTTTCTTCGACATCGCCGCGTCTCCTATATGTTTTATTCAGAAGGGCAATCCCTTCTTGCCAGTTATCAAAAGATAACCTAACATAACTAGGTACAGAATTATGAATTTTTTGTATACAGGACGTTTTCCATTCCTCAAAAAATTCTTCATCACGCATTTTGGCTAATTTAATCTGGTTGGGGTCCACCTGGGTTTCTTGCATTGTCCTATATTTTAAAGCTTTAATATAGGCAATGTCTTCTAAGACGGTCCCCAAAAATGTTAAAATATTAATTTGAAGTTGCTGGATGACATGAGTTCTCTGTGCCATTCCTAACATTGTTAAAAGAAATTTATAAATAAGGGCGCCGGATATGAACCATAAGAATTCATGCATTTGGGCCTCGCTAACGCTTGAGACGGCGAGATATGCGCTTTGCTAAAGTGCTGGCAATATCATCAGCGCGCTTTTCTTGCATCAATCGGTTAGTGACTCTAGCGTACACTTCATTTAAAATAACATCTTCATCGATGTAATTGATCTCTTGAAGTGTTTCTTCTGGTCCTTCCGCACCTAGATCTTCTTCTTCTGGACCAAGCTCGCCAGTTTCTTCGCCGCCCAGTTGGAGATCTTCCCCTTCTTCGCCCATTTCCATCTCAGGGACTTCCAGTTCAGGCGCTTCTTCTTCTCCTACTTCGACGTCAACGCCAAGGCCAGAAGCAACGTCCGCGATTGCATCGACAAATTTACGAGTAATTGTTTCAGGATCTAGATCGTCTTCGGGCAACTCACCTTCTTCAGGTTCGGGTTCCGGCTCTCCAAGCTCTGCATCGCCTTCAGGCTCAGCATCGAGGTCAACATCTAGATCTTCTTCGGCGCCAAGATCAGGCGGTGGCGCGCCTTCCTCTTCCTGTTCATCGAGAGATTCAAGTGATGCATCATCTTCTTCCTCTTCTTTCAGCCATCTGCCGCTTGCTTTGTTTGCAACATCTTTGCGATCCATTTTTCCAGCTTTGCCGCCTTCAATCAAAAAGTCACTGGCTAACACCTCGGTCCCAGCTAACTTCATAAAACGACGGACGGTGGTTTCCTTTAGTAAGCTTTCTTTACTCATTATTCTTCTCCTTGGTATATTTGTTCACCAGTATTTCTGGCCTTCTCTCAAATAAATAGTTACAAACCTTTTAAATGTCTCTTTTTTTGTAATTTTTGTAAAGCTTTATCTTGTATTTGTTTAACGCGCACTATGCTTAGGTTTAGCCTTTTCGCTACTTGAGCTAAGGTCATATTACCATGGCGCTTGATAGATATATTGCAACAATTAAAATCTTTTTTATAATTAATCCATGCTGGACAATTTTTTTCTGTACATTTTCTATTATTAATTGCACATTGTTTTGCACATTGTTTCATAAATTTAAATTCTCCTTTTCTAAAATATCAAATATATTTTCTATATCATTTTTATCTAATGCAAATTGCTTGACAATATTTTTTTGTTTTTCTCTAGAATTTTTGATTTTGTTTTGGTGTGACTGTGAGACGCCTTTTTTTTCTTTTATGTCGTCTATAAAAGCTATCATATTTTTATTTTTATTGATGTAGCCTGTAATAACTTCATTAAAAAATTCTTTAATTTTAATTTCATCGTGATGTAAGCGAATTTTTAAATCTGCATGTAATTTTGTCTTGCTATCAAAACATATTTGTTTTTTATTTTCACCGTAGTCAGACATTTATTGTTTCCCTAAAATATGGGTAGAGCTTTCAATTAAGCTGGCTCTTGTTTGGCGAATAAATTTTGCCTTCGCTTGTAATTCAAGGATTGTGCGCGCGCCTGAATATGATAGGCCGGATATAATCCCGTTTTTTAAATCT